CTACTTACTGACCACAAGCGGCAAATCCAGTGTTGGTGTGATTTTGGTTTTACGATCGTAAATCAACACCTGATTTTCTGTTTTATGTCCACTGAAAATTTGTTTGTCGCGGCTGCTGCCTTCGTAATCTGAAATCCCTTTGGCTTTTATGTCATGGAAGTTGCACCCAAACGGAGTGCCGGCTTTTTGCTCGGCTGCACGTTTAGCCTGATTCCACCAGTTGTTCAGCGTCTTAGCTATGACCTTCCCGCCTTTGGTTGTGTTGATCACATACTCGCATGTACTGGAAGATACATTTCTGGCTAACTGGATCGCCGTGCGTAATCGCGGAGACCATTCTTTGATTTGCTTAGTGCCGGTCTTGTTTTGCTCAATGTAGATCCCCTTATCCATAATATCCTGCCATTTCAGTTCGAGCACATCACCAAGCCTTGCCGCACAAAGATAGGATATCTCCATTGCAATGCGTAACTGTGGAGTTGCTTCCGCATATATCGCAGCATACTGTTCATCGGTGATGTAAACAGTACGGGCCTTAAGCGTGAATTTTCTGACTCCTTTGCATGGATTATTTTTCACATATCCACGTTCATATCCCCATCCGTATACACGGCTCAGGCTTGCCAGTTCATGGTTTGCCTGGGTCTTGCTCTCAAGTCCTCGCTTATCCATGAAAATTCTTACCTGTTCTATTTTTACATTATCAGCAAGCACTTTTCCGAATACTGCCAGTAATGCCCTTTGATGTTGCCGATAATCTTTTTGAGTTCGTGGTGCCAGTTCTGTAAATGCAGGGGAGTCCATAAACATGTGCCATAATTTAGCGACAGTCATTATGTTGTGAAGTTTTGCTTTTTCCAGTTCATAATTTTGCCAGACTTTAGCCACGCTGGTTTCCCGCACTTTTCCGAGCCCTATAGTTCTTGTGCTTCCTTCGGGTTTCCATACATAACTGTAACCATTCGATCTAACACGTGGCGGCAGTGCGTTATCTTTTTTGTTTTTTCTTGGTCTTCCCATTGTTCAGCGCCTCAAAATCGGGTTCAGCAGAAACCAGTTCAGATACTTTCGACATCGCTTTCAGCCCGTGCGGAACATCCTGGCGAAGAACTATTGGTTCGTTTTTAGGTCCGACTACAAACGGGATGCCGTGCAGCCTTAGCTGGTGTTGCTGTCTTGTGTATCGCGTGTATCTTGTGATCTCTTCAATCTCTGCTGGCGATAGAGTTAATTCGTACATGTGGTCACGTGCCTTACAGCATGACCGCCGCCAATATAATTCGGAGACGGCGATCAGGGTTGAACATTAAAAATCAACCGGATTCGGGATCAGTTTTTGCCAGATAGCTGAAACGTATTTTGCCTGGTAACGAGCGTCATCAAGTGCATTATGGCGCTCACCTTCGAATGGAATAGCCGTTCTGGCATCGAAGTCTATGGCTTTCCCCAGCTCAACGATTGTGCGTACATCGCGATCGTTGTAGTAACGCCACGGGCAGGGGATCCCCTGCCGTTCGTATGAACGGCGCAAAATCGTGTTGTCGAAGTTGGCTCCATTTCCCCAGACCTGAACAAAAAATTCACCGGAGTTTTCGTCGATAAATTCCCGCAATTGTAACAGTGCATCATCTAACGGGATTTCATCGGTCATAATGGCAGATTGCGCTTCGCGTGATTGCTTAAGCCACCATTTAATGGTGTCCCGATCAATGACTCCGCCAGCAGTTTCCAGATCGATAGTCTTACTAAATTCCGGTCCCATATCTCCGGTTTGCGGATCGAAAAATATTGCACCTATTGAGATGATCGGGGCATCAGGATTTTTTCCCATGGTTTCAAGGTCGATCATTAGATGGTCACACGTCCTGCTGGTGGATGTGATTTCGTGATGACCGTTCACCTTAATTGAGTGATCTGCCGTCTCGCCAGTTTTATTATCGCTGGCGTGATGCTGATTGCCGCCAGGGTTCTCCTTGTGTGGATGTTCAGCGCCTTCCATTTCCTCCGGATCATTTTCCTGAACTTCAACCTGATTCTCTTCATCGAATGTTTCCTGGTATGTTGCGTCGCCCATCACCGCGCCACAATCAGGGCAGTTGCCGCCACCGCTCTGACCGCAGGCGGTGCAGACTTTTTCCGGTTCCTGTTGCGCTACTGGTTCGGATTGTTTCGTTTCTGGCTCGTTTTGTAACGCATTTGGGCTGTTTTGTTCCGCTTTTTGGTCGTTCCGTTCCGATTCATGCTGGTTCTGGTTCACAGAATCGCGAGTCTGGATCCCCTTGACCCATTTCGGATCATTAGGGTCGCTAATCCCCTCAACAAATTCACCACGCGATACAGCAAGTAACTTATCGGCGTCAGGCTGGCTGATATTGGCTGCCTGCATAATTTTGTTTACTTCGTCAGCGGTGACTTTTACTTGGTTAGCGGAACTCACCTGCGACTGAGCATCCAGCGACTGCGCGTTCTGGCCATGTTCAGTTGTATCCGGTTCCATTGTTTCAGTTGTTGCCTGTTCACCTGCCATTGCGTCAGATGGTTGTGGTTTTTCTTCTTCTGTTTCACGCTCAGTAACCACCTCGCGGTTAATTTCTTCCAGGATATCTTTTTCCGGCGTATGCCGGGCAGCTGTGAGAGTTTCCTTGCTGGGGTTCTCGTGATCAGTTTCCGTCAAATAGGCGTTGATATACCCCTGAAGGCGTCCCGGGTAGTGATAAAATTCAGGGTGTGCGCTTCGGATAAGTGCAAAAATAGCGGCGCGGGAATAGTCCAGAATACCCGGGGTTGCACGAAGTGCTGCGGACCATTCTTTGAACGGACTTTCTTTGTTCAGGACTACTTCTTTTGCGCGACGATAAACGCTGCCCGGAATTTCATAAATATTAAAATCCATCGGAAGTGTGGCTGCTGCAATCTCCACATCCAGTGTGTCGAGGGTGTGTACTAAATTCGGATTGCGATCGGTTTTGTTCCCACCGCCAGCATTAGCACCGGAAGCCGTGCGGGTGATGCGTGAAACACGATTTCCTTTCATCCACTCTTTTGTCAGCAGACCCCGATCAGTGTAGTCAGCGTCCAGGTATGCTTCGAAAAAAGCAGTTATTAGTCCCAGGTCTGAATTACCAGGATTAGGGAAAACTTTGTCAGTGTCACGAACCAGTTTGTGGAGGTCGCGAATCTCCAGCGAGTCGAGCAGACTGGTTTTATGCGAAATAGCCAGGGCAGTAACAGCCGGTAGTTCTTCAGCCCGTGCAATGTGTAATGCCTGGAGTTCGTCGCGTGAAACGTGCGTTACTGGTTTTTCGCTGCCGTGTTGAGCAAGCCAACGAATGGGCAGTTCCTGACCGGAGACAGGCAGAAGCATGCTCTCCTCAATCTCAGTCATGTCTTCGCCGTTGATGTTGGTATTGTCAGTGCTGGCTGGTTTGTCCTGAACAGAGGGGGAAGGGCCGATAAATGTCATTGTGATGCCATCTTTCCCGCCTTTTTCATAGCGGTTGCAGAATTCAGTATCAAACACGCCTTCTGGCGGAAGGTCGTCAACAACGGGCAAATTGACGCGGACGGGTTTTTTAAAGTCGTCTTCATCATAATCGTTGTCATCCATTGCGGTAATGCAGCGGGAGATTGCAACAGATAATTTTTTTGCTGTAGTCCAGTAAAAACCACCTTTAATTCCCAGGCGTTTTCTTACTTTGTCATTTTTTGCTTCGCAATATAGTGCAAATTCTTCTTTATCAGTGCTCATTATTGGTAAACCTCATCACAGATTTAAGGGTGAACAAATCTCTGCCATTGCTGACATATAAGAATGAAACTGGATATTTATTACGGTGCTGTTTTAAAATCCTGCCGGGATTTCGTTATTATCCTGGTGAATAACTTTATCGACCGGATAACAGTTGCCTGGAATTTTCTGTTCGGTTGCTGCTGCCATACATTCCTGCATTGTTCTGTGAACACTGACTGCAATATCAACTGGCTCTCCGGAAACAAGAAAAACCGTCAGAATAAGTGCAAATACTGGATTCATTGTGCACATCCTTTTGGCATCAGACGTAAACGGGCCAGCATTGAAACAATGCATACTTTATTTAATAACTCCCGTTCGTGTTTTCTCTTGTTAATGGCATCTTCAGTAAATATAGGGTTACTGATAGTGACACCAATTTCAAAACAACCTTCAGACGTATTAACGTTTGGTAATAACGTTTTCATTATCGCGCCCTCAACAATGAGTTTTGTGATGCGGTGCCTGGTGCCTCCAGGTGACGTTAACCAGTTAACAATTAACGCCGGATACAGAGAATCCACCCATAACACTGTTTTTGGTTTTAACTGTTCCGCGTGCGCTCAGCCGCATTCACCACATCACAAAATTCACTTTAAAAAGGGCGGCAGAGCAGTCACGGAGTAAAACTGATACCGCCAAACGTCACCAGAAAATTGATAACAGAGGGCGTTGCAGCGGGGTTGTCACTTAAGCGTATGGTCAACCTGACAACCCGGTGTCCTCAACGGGGGAAGGAATAACCCCGCCATACTTACCGCCTCGCCATTTCGCGGATTGCCACAACCGGAAGCGCACGGTCGACGAAAATTTAACGACAGGCTATCTATGAACCAGCTACCTCGCCGTGCGCTTTCGCGTTATGGTCTGACTTTTCAGGGAAATATCCTTTCAGTAAACTGTCAGTGCCGGATGCTCACCCGTGTCCGGCGCACGCACTCCACCTCACCCGTGGAGAACTCCTTAATTACCAACCTTAGCTTCGTTGGTTAGCTATTAACGCGGGTATGTAATCATTCTGGCAATGCTTAATGCCGCTGCTTTTTCCAGCCTGGTGATATCCTGTTCCAGAGCGGACAGATTTTCAGCCTGCTTAGCCCTGGCTTCATTGGCCCATTTCAGATCCTGCGCTGCATTAATTTTCTGGCGCATCCACTCATAAAGTTCATCATCGGTATAGTCTGGTGCGATGATGACGGGTTCTCGTTTCTGCATACTGATTCCTCGCGGTGCTGTTTCGCTTATCAGCCGTTAGATTTTGCCGAGCTGGAAAGCGCCTGTTTAAATTCGTTGAAGCTGAGAGCTTCTTCGCCGTCGGCAAGACCTTCGAAGTATTCTTCATAAGCCTTTTCCATGATTGTGTCGAAATCCATATCACTCACCTGAGTTTCTTTCCAGCCAGCGACGGGCACCATTTTCGGTTTTAAACGTTTTGCTTTTGGTATACGTCATCGCGGTGAACGTACCGTCCTGGTTGGGGAACACGCCACATACCAGAGATTCGCTGTTGCCAAGATCGATAGTATCCATGCTGACCTCATTTCCCCTTAACGCCGGGGTAGCGGAACAAAAACCTGCTGCATAGTTATTAAAGTTGAACCCTGCCGTCATGTTCTTACGCCTCGGGCTGGCTACTTAACCCCTGACCACTGCCTGGTAACTCGAGGTATTGCCCTGTATTGTGTGGGACGGGATGGGTTGGTATGGGAAAACTATAGGAAATGCCTAATTACTTGTCAATAGGCTATGCCTAATAATTTGGGCGCAACCTAATAGGTGATGGTTTGTGGGAGAGGTAGTAGGAGTTAACTAACGGGAACTAGGAATTTCCCGTCGGACCATATAAGTTTAAGTTCCTGTCTTGGTGATGTTCTGGCTTTTCCGTTTTGATTCTTGATTTTTCAGATAGTTAGCTACCTTCATTTCCATTGCGGCAATGTAGGCGCGAACGTCATGATCAACCCAACTAGGCTCCGTAGCATTTCCAGATAAGATGAAAGCCACAATTGCTCTTTTTTCATCAGAGGCGGCTTGATAAAGGCTGTTTATGTCTAAAAGTTCACTTTTTGTATCTGAAGTGGATGGGGTTGGTATGGGGTATTCGTTAAGCCCCCAATGCTCTGGACCAACCACATCAGAAAAGAAACGCCATAGTTCTGGAAGTTTGTCTTTACTTATCGAACCTTTCTTAATCCAGTCATGGATTGATGGTGGTTGGACTTTGAAATGACGTGCGATTTCCGCCTTTGATTTGACGGCTCCTGATGCAATTTTTTTGTTAATGGCCTGCTCTATCGCTCGGCCTAAGTCTTTACCACTAAGCATTGCTTAATAGTCTCCTATGCGCATCGCGTTAGGCAATCCCTACTCTCGATGTATTAGGCATAGCCTATTGACAATTTAATTAGGCTAAGCCTAATATTGTTGCGTGTTTTTTGGAGTTCATTCGATGAAAAAAGATAACTATTCATTCAAACGAGCTTGTGCTGTTGTCGGTGGGCAATCAGCAATGGCTAGGCTTTTAGGTGTATCTCCTCCAAGCGTAAATCAATGGATCAAAGGTGTACGTCAGTTACCTGCTGAGAGATGTCCTGCGATTGAACGAGCAACAAAAGGTGGTGTCCTGTGTGAAGAACTTCGTCCTGATGTTGATTGGACATACTTACGACGCTCGTCATGTTATTCGCAGAATATGTCGATGAAGCAACCAAATGACGAAAACGATCATACCCGAAGCATCAAGAGGCAAATGATTCATGAAAATCAAACATGAGCACATCCGCATGGCGATGAATGCCTGGGCATACCCTGATGGTGAGAAAGTTCCTGCAGCTGAAATAGCCCGGACTTATTTCGAACTGGGGATGACGTTCCCTGAACTGTACGACGACAGCCATCCGGAAGCCCTGGCCCGTAATACCCAGAAAATTTTCCGTTGGCTGGATAAAGACACCCCTGATGCTGTTGAAAAAATGCAGGCTCTGTTACCGGCGATCGAAAAGGCGATGCCGCCTTTGCTGGTGGCCCGTATGCGCAGCCACAGTTCTGAATATTACCGTGAGATCGTCGAACGGAGGGATCGGCTGGTGAAGGATGTCGATGATTTTGTTGCGTCAGCGGTTGTTTTGTATGACCAGATGAATCGCGGCGGCCCGGCAGGGAATGCTGTGGTGATGCACTAAAAGCACGGTGTTCGGGGGTTTTATGAGCAGCAAGCTTCATGGTCTTGTCTGGGAAGGGTGCGCCTTCACCGGCATGATCTTATCCAGGGTGGCGGTTATGGCCCGTCTTGCAGACTACAGCAATGACGAGGGCGTGTCATGGCCTGCCATTGAAACTATCCGGCGTCAGATCGGTGCAAGAAGTGAATCCACAGTGAAATCGGCTATTGCAGAACTGGCGAAAGAGGGCTGGCTGACGAAGGAAGAGCGTAAGGTCGGTGGGCGTAATGTAAGCAATATCTATCGGCTTAATGTGGAAAAACTCGAAGCAGCTGCGGCGGCGGCGCGTGAGTCATATAAACCGAAAAGAAAAATTAGCCCGGCAAAAAATGACCAGTTAACAGTTGACCCGTCAAATATTGACCCCTCAACGGTTGACCCGTCAAATTTTGATGGATCAACTGTTGATAAAAAACTGCCGATTAGGGGGGCGATGATTGACCCCGATCCGTCAGTATTAAAACCTGATCCGTCAGATAAAAGATCTTCTTGTCCGGACGCTTCGCAACCGGACCCGCAGACGGCTGAACAGGATTTTTTAACCCGACACCCTGACGCGGTTGTGTTCAGTGCGAAAAAACGCCAGTGGGGAAGTCAGGAAGATTTGGTGTGCGCACAGTGGATCTGGGGACGAATCGTGAGTCTTTACGAGCAGGCGGCCAGCGATGATGGCGAGATCACTAGACCGAAAGAACCCAACTGGACAGCATGGGCCAATGACGTTCGCACAATGCGGATGCTGGATGGCAGAACTCACAGACAAATTTGTGAAATGTTTGGGCGTCTCCAGCGGGATTCGTTCTGGGTAAAAAACATCATGAGTCCGGCAAAACTCCGGGAAAAATGGGATGAACTGGTTATCCGCCTGGGGCGTTCGCCTGCGCAGCGTTGCGTGAATCACATTTCTGAACCGGACACTGAAATTCCGCCGGGCTTCAGGGGGTAAGTGTTAATTTCTGGTCATGAGGTAATTTTCAGGAGGGCTTGTGGCAAAAGTTTTTACACAAGAAGAGCGGGAAAAAATTAAAGGGCAGGTTGTTGAACTCGTACGCCAGAGTGGGCGCGAGACGTTACGACAACTGGAAACTAAAACTGGGGCAACAAGATATCTGATGAGCGTTCTCGCCAGAGAGCTGGTTGCCAGTGGCGACGTATATAACTCCGGCTACGGGTTATTACCGTCAGAACAGGCTCGTAAGGACTGGCAAAATGCCCGCAAAAAACTATCCAGGGCAAAGGTGAAGAAACCATCTGTGGTTGATCCTGACCTTATCTGGTCATTACCTGACGGAGAAATACGTCGCTACGACAGGAGTATGAACATAATCTGTCACGAGTGCCGGAAGAGTGAGGTTATGCAGCGAGTGCTGGCGTTTTATCAGGGTAATTATCAGGAGGTGATGCTGTGAGTGCACCGGCAACCATTCTTGATATGTGCTGCGGCAGCCGCATGTTCTGGTTTGATAAGAATGACGACCGGGCGATATTTAGCGATATCAGAAAGGAAGAGCACACATTGTGTGATGGACGACGCCTGATTATCAGTCCTGATCTGATAGCTGATTTTCGTGCACTACCATTTGCAGACGCATCTTTTTCGATGGTTATATTCGATCCTCCGCATCTTGAGCGTGTTGGTGATAACGCCTGGATGGGAAAGAAATATGGACGGCTGAATAAAGATACCTGGCGTGATGATTTGCGGCAGGGATTTAAAGAAGCCTTTCGTGTGTTGCGTCCATACGGCGTTCTGATTTTTAAATGGAATGAAACGCAAATACCTGTTCGCCAGATATTGGTGCTGACCGACAGAAAACCTGTTATCGGTCAACGAACAGGAAAAAACGATAAAACCCACTGGATTATTTTTATGAAATAGGCATCCAGTGAGTAGGTTAGTAAGGTTACAGATACGTATATCTGAATAATTAAATTCAGTTCTGTAAATAAAATTTAATCCTTAACCGGAGGGATTTCTGCACCCTCAGAACATCAGGAGGCCGCCCGAAAGGGCGGTAACAAATAATGCAAGAAATCAAAGAAAATATCAGGCAACAGCTTTACGGGTTTTATATTGCTTATGATTTGTGGCTGAAGAACGGGGCAAAACCCGGCGGAGTGTTTTCTCAAAATTATGGTTTATGCGCCAATCTTTTCGATTATCTCACATTAATTGGTACCCCCTGTGAGGCAGCGCTGGAGCAATTACACGCTGATTTCAGAAGTGCCGGGCTGAATGAGGCGTTGCCGTTTAACGAGGGTAAAGAGCATTACCATGAAGAAAGAGGGCACAACATGTGCCATATGAATCCGGCACGAGTGGCGTGGGTCAGGGCGCAGACAGGGCAGCCAGCGCCGGAAGGACTGGTTAAAGCGGTGCGTTTTTATGAGCAGGTAAAACGTGAGAACCCGCCAGTCGAAACAGGAGCATGGAAAGACGCTGTTGACTGGGTGCTCAAAGAGGCTTGCCAGGCTGTAAACATTGGCATCAAAGGAGAGTGAGAATGCAAATTTCACCGGTTACTCTTCGTGTTGCGAAGGCGTTTATATCCAGACATCACCGACACAATAAACCACCTGTTGGGCATAAATTCAGCATTGGTCTGATAAATGATGCCGGAGAATTGATAGGTGTGGCGACAGCTGGTCGACCTGTTGCACGACATTTGGACGATGGATTAACGCTTGAAGTAAATCGCACATGTACCACAGGAGAACGCAACGCTAACAGCGCGCTTTATGGTGCTGTCTGGCGAGCAGCAAAAGCTATGGGTTATCAACGTTGTATTACGTACACCCAGGCAGATGAATCAGGAGCATCTCTTCGCGCAGCTGGTTTTGTTCGTGTGAAAGAGCTTCCTCCAAGAAAAAGCTGGGCGGAATCAAGCGTCGCCCTGCGGAGTAAACGCGATCCGGTCGGAAACGGTGGTGTTCCTCGTGTGCTCTGGGAAATCAGGAGAATGAGTACCACTGGCATTCGCATCAAAGGAGAGTGATATGGCAACTTTGCAGGAATTAATCGACCTGACGCCAGAACAGGAAAAAGCGTGGAATCGCCTTGTGAAGGCTGTAAAGGATTTCAGGGCAGCCGGAGGAAAGTTTTATAGCGTCCTGGACACGCTGAGCGCATACAACGGCGAGCACGTTGCCAGCATTGATAACGATAAGGGCTACCACACTGCAAGCGTCTATATGCCTAGCATTGATGCGCCAGGGCTAACCAGTTGGGCTGATGATTGGCACGGCATCACGCTGAAAGATGGGGTTGAAGTGGATGAGGACTAACACATGACTACTTTTACCGACAAAGAAATGATTAAAGAAATCAAAGAGCGTATAGGCAGCCTGGACGTCCGAGACAATATTGAGCGTCGGGCTTATGAAATCGCACTGGCATCGCTGGAGGCAGAACCAGTTGCTTATATTTTCAAACATCCGGCCGGGAAATTATTCTGGGCTTTAACGGATGAAAGCAATAAAGAGCAATCGGACGTTATTCCTGTTTATGCCGCCCCTCCAGTGCCAGTAGTACCTGAAGAAAAACCAATGCCTAACCCTCTTAAAATGTACGCGGTTGATGCTGTTGCCGCTATTGCAGAGGTGAGAGGCTGGAACGCCTGTCGTGCCGCTATGCTTCAGGGGAAAGGAGAGTGATATGGCAACTTTGACAAAAAAAGAACAAGCATGGTTGAACGAATTACAGGACGTTCTTGATCGCTGCCCATCACCGAAAAAAATTGGTTTTTACACCATTGGCGATAAAAGCATTTACCTGTATGACCTGCGCCGCATGGATGAAATCATGGAGGCTCTTGATAATCGTTCGTCAATGGATTGGTGTGTTGCTGTCCATGATATGAATGCCGGATTTGAAGAAAAGATTTTGTTCCCCTCGTCAGTTGAAAGCACTGCGGGTTAAGGAGTAACACATGACCACTATTACCAAAGAGCGACTGCTGACAATCAAGCAGTGGCGCGAAACATACGGACCTGGTAGCAACGTTGTACTGCCAGCAGAAGAAGCGGAAGAGCTGGCACGGATTGCTCTGGCATCGCTGGAAGCAGAACCGGTGGCATGGACTGATGAAGAGGAACTGCGCGATGTCAGGAAGTATGGTTTCGGTGAGATATTTCAGTGTCCGCCAGATAAATATGCGGACCCGCGTCGTGTAATCTCGCTGTATCGCGAGCTGCCAGCACCGGTAGTGCCAGATGATTGGCAACTCGTACCTAAGAAAATAACACTGGAAATGGAATGTGCTCTATCAAAAGCTGATAGCTATGAAATTGGTTGGCTATGGGCATTGGCAGCCGCACCTAAATACGAAGTACAGAACGCTAAACGCGTGCAAAACGCGCTTAACGCCTGCCGCGCCGCCATGCTTCAGTCCGGAAACTTTCGGGAAAACAAGAATTCGTCAACCAATAATTTTCGGGAAATCGCGGAAACGTCAACCAACTCTCCGGTAATTCCTGATGAGGTGTTGTCCGCAATCCGGGAGGTTGCCAGGATTCGCGCCGATTTCGATGATTTTGACGGTGACAGGCGAGGTATCGGTGATTGCCTGGATGAGGCCGAGCAA